CCAATTTTTTTACACCCACAAAATAGACTAATAGGGTTTTTAAGTTGATAATAGATAAACGATAGGATTTATTAATAGGTGATTTATGGCAGGCAGACCAAGGAAAGCGACAAAGGTATTGGAGTTATCAGGGGCGCATAAAAAAAACCCAAACCGATCCCGGCCAAACGAGCCAGACGGTAACGGGATATTTCCATCTGTACCACCATCACACCTCAATGAAGATCAGCATAGACACTGGTTAGAAATTGTCGCAATGGTTCCGGCTGGTGTTTTAACTGGATCAGATATTATGGCGGTAGAGCTACTAGCGGTATTGGTCACAGAATGGCGCAATAATTATTATGAGTTTCCAGCGTCAAAGCTTGCGAGGCTTTCTATAGAGATGGGTAGGCTTGGATTATCACCAACCGACCGAGCAAAGCTTTCAATAGAAAAACCAAGTGCAAATAAGTTTGCCAGCTAACTTTTCAAAACGTGCATTAGAATATGCTGAGTCGGTTATTAATGGCAGTACGCCAGCCGGAAGTTTAGCGGTAAAGTCTTGCCAGCGATTTGTTGACGACTTAGACCGTGAAGATATATTTTTAGATGTTGATAATGCTCAGGAGTGGTGCGAATTTTTAGAGAAGCTGCCACACGTTAAGGGAAAGTGGGCGGCCAAGAAAGAGTTATTTATATTATCCCCTTGGCAGATATTTTGTATTGTAAATATATACGGTTGGTATTTTGTTGAGTCAGGAAAGCGAAGATTCAGAGAAGTATATATTGAAGTACCCAGAAAGAACGGCAAAACTTACATGCTGTCAGGCTTGGCATTAGGGGCATTAACTATCGAGCGCGAGTTTGGTGCTGAAATCTATTGTGGTGCGACATCAGAAAAACAGGCAATGGAGGTTTTCACGCCAGCGAAAGCAATCTGTAAACGTGAGCCGGATTTATGCGAGGCGTTTGGCGTATCCATTAATGCAAAATCATTAACCGTATTAAGTAATGGCTCTAAGTTTGAACCTGTTATCGGTAATCCCGGTGATGGATCTAGCCCGTCATTAGGTATCGCAGACGAATTCCACGAGCATAAGACATCAGATCAGGTTGATACGTTCACTACGGGAATGGGTGCGCGTGAAAATCCTTTAATGATTTACATCACGACAGCCGGAAGCGATACAGGCGGGCCATGTTATGCGGTGCGTGATGACGTTATGAGGATATTAAAAGGCAGCGTACAAGATGATACTGTGTTTGGGATAATTTACACACTTGACGAGGGCGACGAGTGGGACACAATAGAGGCTCAGATAAAAGCCAATCCCAATTATGGTGTTAGTGTTGATAAGGATTTTCTAAAAGGGCAGCTAGAACAAGCGAAGCGATCAGCGACAAAGCAAACCGCGTACAAAACAAAGCATCTTAATCTATGGGTGGGCGCAAAATCTGCATGGATGAATATGTTAGCGTTCCAAGCAACGAGAAAACAAAAGCTAGATATTGCAGACTTTAAAGGGCGCAAATGTTACGTTGCAATCGACTTGGCATCAAAAATAGATATAGCGGATATGTGTATTTTGTTTCCTCCTGAAAATGGCGGAAAATGGGCGGCTTTCTTTCATCATTACTTGCCAGAAGATAGGGTTCTTGATGGTGGTAATACAAGATACAAGGCGTGGCATACTAACGGATGGCTAACTACTACGCCCGGCAACGTGACAGACTTCTCTTATATTGAGGACGATTTGAAAGCACTTAAGTCTGACTACGAGGTGTCAGAAGTTCCTTACGACCCTTTTCAGGCGACACAATTCAGCACACGAATGGTAGAAGAGGGATTCCCGATGATAGAATATGGGGCAACGGTCAAGAATTTCAGTGAGCCGATGAAATATGTTGAGGCTTTAGTTCTTAAAAAGGGCATTGAATTTCAATCTGATCCTGTTTTGATGTGGATGTTTGGTAACGTGGTGGCGACATTAGATAAGAAAGACAATATATTTCCTAATAAAGAGCGACCAGAAAATAAGATAGATGGCGTTGTTGCTTTGATAATGGCAATGGGTAGAGCAATAGTAAACAATGAGAGTTTAAATGAGTTTGAAACGGAGGTTTTTAGTGTTTAATATTTCTTATCGGAAGTCTTTTTTTGATATACTAGGACTATCGGGTATAATATCATTATCTTACGGGCTATATCAGATATATGAGCCGAGTGCATTTGTCGTTATTGGCGGGCTTTTTGTTTTGGCAGCCATAAAAGGAAACGAAACTAAATGATATTTGATTTATTTTCTAAGCGGGCATCGCTAGAAAATCCAAACGACCCAATTTCAAAAACACTTGCTGAATATATGGATGGCGGATTGTCGTCAACCAGTGGGGCAAATGTCAACAATACATCAGCACTATCACTCTCTAGTGTATGGGCTTGTATTCGTGTTATATCAGAAGGCGTTTCAAGTCTGCCAATAAATGTATATAGACGACTTCCAGACGGTGGCCGTGAGATAGCTCATAGTCACCCAGCACAAAGAATAATAAAATCACCCAATGAGTTTATGACATCGTTTACTTTTAGAGAGACTTTGCAATCACATACCTCTAATTGGGGAAATGGTTACGCTGTTATTGTTAGGGATAACGCTCAAAGACCTATAGAGCTATTACCCTTAAGCCCTTGCCCGACAAAAACAAGAGCCATCAGAGAGAATGGAAAGCTGTACTATATAGCCGATGTTGATGGCACAAAGCACAAAATAAACGCTATTGATATGATTCATGTGGGCGGCCTTGGTTTCGATGGGGTTACTGGTTACTCTCCTATTTCTATGCATAGAAACGCGATAGGGCTGGGAATATCAGCCGATGAGTTTGCTGCAAGGTTCTTTGCAAATGATGCGACCCCAAAAGGAGTCATTGAACACCCTGCTCATTTTAAAGACCAAGAGGCATTTGATAAGTTCAAGTCAAACTGGCAGTCTAGTCAGACAGGCGAGAACAGGCACAAGACGGCTATCTTACAGGATGGCATGAAGTATAGCCAAATTAGCCTAGCCCCTGATGATGCTCAATTTATCGAGACAAAAAAATATTCTGTCACAGATATTGCGAGAATATTTAGAGTGCCTCCGCACATGATAGGCGACTTAGAGCGATCTACCTTCTCAAACATTGAACAACAAGCTTTAGAATTTGTTAAATATACCTTGCTTCCTTGGCTTATTAGATGGGAACAGGAGCTAAACAGAAAGCTATTCACGGAAAAGGAAAAGAACAGCGGTGAATATTTTATTAAGCATTCCATCGATGGACTACTTAGGGGTGATATAAATAGCCGGTTTGATGCTTATGGGAAAGGTATAACAAACGGTATATTGACGCGAAACGAAGCGCGAGAGCTTGAGGATTTGAATAAAATAGATGGGCTTGATGAAATATTAGTGCCTCTTAACATGGGTACTCAGTCAGATCAGGACGAATTGACAGAAGATTCAGACCCAATAGAAGAGAATAGTTTTATTAACTCAACTATTAAGCGCGTGGTATTGAGAGAGCAGGCGCAAATAAGGGCGTATATTGAAAAGAACAGCGACAATCCAGAGAAAATCAATACATGGTTTGATTCGTTTGTGTCAAAACAGCGACATTATTTATCTGATAATTTGAATATAGATGAAGAGAAATCAGGAATATTATCAGATAATTTAAAAAATCTATTAATTAGTGATAAAATGATTGAAAATCTCAATGATTGGGAAAACATACGGTCAATTGAGATAAAAGAATTAATGAGGCTTTAGCTATGGAACAAGAAAGAAGATTTTTTACAAATACATTTAAGGTTGAGAAACGCGCTAATGATGACGGTACTGAAAGCACTGTTATTCGCGGGTATGCTTCTGTCTTTGATTCGCTTAGCGAGAATCTTGGCGGATTTCGTGAAACCATCGAGAAGGGCGCTTTTTCAGACGTATTAGATAATGACGTTAGAGCCTTATTTAACCATGATGCAAATCTTATCCTTGGTCGAACCACATCAGGCACATTGAAAATAGGCGAAGATGATAAGGGGCTTAATTATGAAATTGACCCGCCAGACACGCAGGTAGCTAGAGACTTATTGGTGTCAATGGAGCGTGGTGATGTAACGCAATCAAGCTTTGCATTCACGGTCGAAGATGACGACTGGAATGAAGATGACGAAGGGCGAATCATAAGAACTATTCGCAAGGTATCTAGGTTGTTTGATGTTAGTCCGGTGACTTACCCAGCTTATCCTGATGCAACAGTTGGATTAAGAGGGTTAGATTTATTTAACCAGCACAAGACCGACGAACAGACGGAATCATCGGTTGATTTAGAAAGTAAAAAACGACATCTAAAATTAATGAATTTAGAGCGATAACTATCGATAAAGATCGTAAATTATCGCGGATTGCCTACTCTGCTTATGAGCGGTGACGGTAAACAAACTAAACAAATATTTAAAGGGGCTACAAAATGTCTATTGAATTAAAGAAGTTAAAAGAAGAGAGGGCTGACGTAGTTGGTCAAATGCACTCTATGGTTGAAAAGTCAGAAGAAGAGAAGCGCGGCTTTTCTTCAGAAGAGAATGATCAATGGGGCAAGATGTCTGACTCTATCGATGAGTTTGATGCACGAATTGAAAAGGTAGAGCGTTCAGAGTCATTAATGGGTCAATTAGATCAATACAATGACGACACCAGCTTTAAGCCTGAGTTAGATGATCAGCGTGAAAACAAAAGCGAAGAAGTTGATGAGCGTTCTAGTGCATTTGGTTCATTGATTCGAAGCATTGAGGGTGGTGAAAGCGGATTAAATCAAGAACAAAGAAAGGTTCTTGCTGAAATGCGAGCGCAATCCACTACAACAACTGCGGGCGGTTACACAGTTCCAGAAGCGTTTGAGTCAATGATTGTTGATTCTATGGCGGCTTATGGCGGTATCATGAACAATGCCAATGTATTGACCACCTCATCGGGCAATGATTTGCCATTTATCACTAATGACGACACGAGCAATTCTGGTGCGCTGTTAGCTGAAAATACGCAAGACTCAGAGCAAGACTTGACGTTTGGTCAAATCACTTTAGGCGCTTATAAATACACGTCTAAAATTATCCGCGTATCTAATGAGCTTATTCAGGATAACGCTGTTAATTTAGAACAGTATATTGCAGGCAAGTTTGGTGAGCGTCTAGGTCGTATTACATCTACGCATTATGCAACGGGTACGGGTACAGCTCAGCCTAACGGATTAATGACAGGCGCAACAGTTGGCAAAACAGCAGCAAGCGCATCAGCGGTTACTTATGATGAATTGCTTGATCTTAAACACTCTGTTGATCCTGCTTATCGTGCGGGCGCTAAATGGGCGTTTAATGATTCTACATTCTTGGCAATTAAGAAGCTGAAAGACTCTCAGAATCGACCATTATGGATGCCTGACTACGTTTCTGGTGCAGCGGGTACTATCGATGGAGATCAATATTTCATTGATCAGGGTATTGCTTCATTCGCTATTAACGCTCTAACAGCGGCTTATGGTGATATGGATAAATATCAGATTCGAATGGTTCAAGGCTTCCAGATGGTTCGATTAGTTGAGCGTTATGCTGATTTCCATCAGGTAGGCTTCTTAGCGTTTATGCGTTCTGATGCAGACTTGTTAGATACAGCAGCGGTTAAATCTTTGAAGATGGCAGCGGCTTAAATTGATTAGGGCGGCATTAGTCGCCCTTCTCTTAAGGGAGTATTTATGAAGATTAAAATGTTAGTAAGCTTTGCTGGCGAGTGGTCATGTGAAGTAAATGAAGAAATAGAAAGGCCTGATACAGAGGCAAAGAATTTGATTAAGGCTGGTTTTGCTGTTGCTGTAAAAAGCAGCAAAAAAGAAAACGCAGCAATGAATAAAAAAGGTAAATAATGTCGTTTAACATAACAACAGCCGCAACTATCAAACCATTATCAATTGATGAAGTTAAAGATCATCTGATTATTGACAATGATTTCAATGATGATGATGAATTGATAGATATTATGATTGAAACGGCTGTTAATTATGTAGAAAATCACACAAGACGCGCATTATTAACGCAGACAATAACCGCAAAATATGACGCATTTGCCCCATGTTTTGAATTAGAGAGGCCTGTTTTACAGTCTGTAACGTCTATATCTTATATTGATACGGCTGGCGATACTCAGGTTGTTAATTCATCTGAATATACAGTTGATACAGCATCAACCCCCCCTAGAATAGTACCGGCTTATGGTTATAGCTGGCCTAGCACTAGATGCATTATAAATGCTGTTACAATTGTTTATGTGGCTGGATACACGAATAAATCGTTAATACCCAATCAAATTAGACACGCTCTATTGTTGATGATTGGCGATATGTACGAGAACAGAGAGAACACTATTGCAGGTGTATCTATTAAAGAACAAACATTTGCTGTTGAAGCATTATTGTCGCCCTATGTGGTATGGTTATGATTGTTCGATCAGGACAAATGAGGCGCAAGATACGAATAGAGGAGCTTACAGAGACACGAACTAGCTCCGGTGCTATTACCGAGTCATGGAGTACATATAAAACGGTTAGAGCGGAAGTGCTACCTGTTAGCGGAAGAGAATACTTCTCAGCACAGACCGTTAATGCACAGAATACAGTGAAGTTTAATACTCGATATATGATTGGTATCACCACTAAAATGCGTATTATTTATGATGGCAGAACGTTTGATATACAGACGGTCATCAATCATAAAGAGCGAAATCACGCCATGACATTAATGGGGGTCGAGTATGTCCAGTGATACTAAGTTAATAGGATTCGACGACCTCAATTTTTATCTTAATAACTTTGCAGACAAGGTAGAGAAGCGGATTTTAAAGACCTCCTTATCTGCCGGTGCTATTGTTATTAAAAAACAGGCAAAAAAGAACGCCCCAAGAAGAACAGGCACATTAAGAAAGGCTATTAAGCACAAAAGACTAAAAGGCAATCGAGCAAGCGTAAGAATATTTGTAGATCGTGGTAAAAAGTCTAAGAATGACGGTTGGTACGCGCATATTATTGAAGGTGGAGCAAGGGCGCATAAGATATTACCCAGAAAGGGCAAAGGAATATCTATTGGTGGTCGTGTCCTCACAGAAACTGACCATCCCGGAATTAAAGCAAGGCCATTTATGAAGCCCGCTTTCGAGTCTAAATATAAAGAAGCGATTATATCAGCCGGTAAGAGATTAAGGGTTTTAATAGAGAAAGAGCTATCTAAATGATTGAAGATGCTATTTATTCTAAGATGTCAGGGTTTGCTGGCCTGTCTGCATTGGTTGGAAATCGTATTTACCCTATGCACTTGCCACAGAAACCGACTTATCCTTGTGTTGCGTATCGAAGAGTATCAAGCAAGCCGGTCAATTTGTTATCGAATGACTCTGATATAATGACGGCTGTATTTGATATAGCATCATTCTCTAAATCTGCCGATAGTTGTTACTCAGTAGCGGATCAGATAAGGCTATGTCTACAACGATGGCAGGGTACTGAATCGGGCATCATTATTATGGACTCCATGTTAATCAACATTGATCAAGACTATGAGCCTGATTTAGAAATATATGAAAGCTCTTTATCTTTTGAAATAACATTTAGGGTATAAATAATGAAGATGATAAATACGAAAACAAATAATATAGTCGATGTATCCAAAGGATGCATTGATACGATGATAAATCGCGGGTGGACTGAGTGTAAATCCACCACTAAACCCGCAAAAAAATCTAAAACCGTAGCTTTGGAGGCTAAACAAGATGGCAAATCATAAAGGTAGTGAAGGCACTGTAAAAATAGGCACTGATGATTTAGTTGCCGAGCTAAAAAGCTGGAGTTTATCACAGTCAGCAAATACCATTGATGACAGTACAATCGGTGATACATGGGCAACAAAGAAGGCAGGCATGAATTCATGGTCTGCATCGGTCGAGTGTTTCTGGGATGAGACAGACGCAGCACAAACAGCCCTAACTATTGGCGCAGAAGTTACGGCAAATCTGTATCCAGAAGGCGCTACAAGCGGAGACACCTATTGGTCAGGGTCAGCAATAGTGACAAGCATTGAAAATAGCTCAGCTATTGATGGAATGGTTGAGGCTTCGTTTTCGTTTGAAGGTAATGGCGCACTGACTGAATCAACAGTTGTATAAGGGGTTTAAATGTCTTTTATTGATGAGATTGTTGTAAATGGTGACTTAAAATCTATAAATGTTGAAGAATGGAACAAAGATATTTATTTTAAGCCGTTCACACTAGATGATAATGACTGGATACAGAAAAAAGCGAATGGCCAAGATGGGGCTTTTATTGCTTATTTCCTGATTAGGAAGTGCCTTGATGCTGACGGTAAAAAGGTATTTACTGTATCTGATAAGTTAAAACTAACTAAATCATGTGATTCTGACCTATTGACGCGAGTAATGCTTGAAATGCGCGGTGAAACGGTGGATTACGAGGGAAACTAAAAGAAGGTCAAGTATTTTCTGTTTTCTACTTGGCTGAAAAATTAGGCAAAACAGCGAATGAAATTCTAACAGAAATGTCACAGCATGAGTTTAATTACTGGATGGCATATATAAAGGCGAATAAAGATGGCGGCTAAAGCTGGTAGTTTAACTATAGATTTAAACGCGAACACATCACGCCTTAATTCTGATTTTAAAAAAGCAACATCGATTGTAAATAAATACAAGAGAAACGCTAGAAAGTCATTTAATAAAGTATCTAAAGCCGTTATGTCAACAAAGGGGGCTGTAGTTGGTCTTGCTGGCGTGGCTGGTTTTGGGTATTTAATAAAGCAGTCCTTATCTAGTGCTGATGCGCTGGCAAAAACAGCCGATAAACTAGGCATTACCACAGAAGGACTCGCAGGACTAAGACACGCAGCCGATCTTTCTGGAGTGGCAAACGGGACTTTTGATAAATCATTGCAGAATATGGTGAGAACTATCAGAGATGCCAACAATGGGATGAAGGTATCAAAGGACGCTTACGAGGGGTTAGGATTAAGCGTAGAATCACTTGCTAAGATGTCACCAGAACAACAGTTTGAAACTGTCGCAGAAGCTATTAATAAAGTTGAAAACAACACCACAAAGCTAGGCGCGGCCTATGATATTTTTGGGGGCAAAGGTACTGCTCTAATAAATACATTGGCAATGGGAAAGAAGGGATTATCTGAGGCCTCAGAAGAGGCTAAACTATTAGGATTATCTATAACTCGTATAGATGCAGCGAAAATTGAAGCTGCAAATGATGCGATGACAAGGGCATCAGGCGTTATAAAGGGCGCTGCTCAGTCTGTAGCGGTTGAATTATCTCCTTATCTTGAAAAAGCAGCCGTAATGTTTACTAATATGGCTAAAGAGTCTGGCGGATTTGGTAAGATTGCAAGTAATGCGTTTACTTCTGTTATCAATGGCGTGGCGATGGTTTCAGATGTCATTAATGGTCTTAGGGTGGTGTGGCAAGGCGTAAAGGTAGCTGTTATAGGATTTGCAGCGGCTTCAATTGCAAGTATCGATACGGTTATTGGCGGTGCAATGAAGTTAGCAAGTGTATTGCCCGGCATTGACCTAAGCGGCCCTATTGAGGAAATGGGGGCTATCAGCGAAGGTGTAACTCAACAATTTAATGACGCTAAAACAAAAATGCATAACATGATGATGGAGAAGCCGCCGTCTAATGGGATTATTGAGGCATTTGAGGACGTAAAAGTAGCATCAGAAGAGGCTGGAATAGCTGTTGCAGAGTCAAAAATTAAAACAGGCGAGATGACTACCCAAATAGGGATAGAATCTATGAATAATGATGCTAATCTAATGAAGCTAGGAGAGGCTTTAAAGACATTAGAAGTTGAAAAAGCAACAAACGCGAGAATAGCGTTAGCTAAAAAAGAGAAAGCCGCAAAAATAGGCATTATTGGCGGGATGATGGGTAACTTAGCAACGCTTATGAACGCAAAAAGTAAGCGGCTATTCAAGATCGGGAAAGTAGCCGCTATATCATCGGCTTTAATAAACACCTACCAAGCCGTGACCAAAACAATGACTATGCTACCGTATCCTTGGAATATAGGTATGGCAGTTGCTCAGGGTGTTGCCGGTATGGTTCAGGTTCAAAAGATAAAAAGCCAGAGTTTCGGTGGTGGTGGTGGTGGCGTAAGTGTGGGCGGCGGTGGCGGTGGCGGTGGATCTACTCCTAGCTTACAGCCAGACGATTTTCTTATCCCTTCTGATTCATCAGGATCAGAGGCGGTATCTACGGGTCAAACTGCGAGAATCGTTATTCAGGGAATGGGCGCACATACAGAGGCCGCTAGGGAATTATTAGAGGTTCTTATAGAAACAAAACAAGACATGGGTAATATCAAAGAGGTGGTTTTTAGCTAATGGCAATTATTGTAAGCACAGCATCAGCGGGCAATGGTCGAATAGGATATAAGAACCTATTTACAAATGCAGGCGCTACCGTGACAGCCTCAACAGAGGCCACAGGATTCGCTAAAGAAAACGCTTATGACTGGTTCGGCTTTGATTGGTGGAAACCGACAGCCACAGGCGATAGCTGGTTAAGGGCTTCTTTTGGTTCTACTCAAGTAGCGAATTATATGGCTGTTTGGGGGCATGATTTAGCAGACCACGCGGCAAGCGTTAAGCCTCAATACTCAACTAATGGCGGTTCAACATGGCAGGATGCAGAGAGCGCGGTATCCCCTAGTGATAATGATACCCTTCTAATCTCATGGGCTGATATTACGGCAGCGGATTGGCGTATATTGGTCAATTGCGCCACGACTATTCCCGTTATCGGGGGTGTTCAAATTGGCGAGGTGCTAGAGTTTCCTAAAAGTATGGAGGTGGGATTTTCCCCACCGTCATTAGTGCCTAATATAATGATGAAAACCGCGCGTTCTGAGAATGGTGCTTTTATTGGCGGATCTCAGTTAAGTCAGGGTGTTATAGGTAGTTTTAAGCTATCAACCTTAGACCCTGCATGGGTGCGTTCTGAATGGATACCGTTTATAAATCACTTCCAATCTCCGAAGCCTTTTGTTTTAGCATGGGATGTTAATACGCATTCTGATGAGGTTGTATTGGGATGGGCGAAAGATGGCGCTAAAGCTAAATCCCCGTCCTATAGCTCTACCCTATACATGAATATTTCATTAGAGTTTGAAGGCACGCCATGAGCTACGATACGGAAAAGGTAAAGATAGGTAGAGAGCCTTTTACTATTATCGGAATGGTAATGGATTATTGTAGCTTAACGGCTGGTGTAGGCGCGTGTACGGCAACAGAAACGGGGGATAACAAGTGTTTTAATACTCGCGCTACCTGCAACGATACAGCCAACTACGACAAAACCACAAAGGAATATAAGTTCTGCCAGCCTAGATCATCCATGCCAAAAGGCGAGGCAATGTTTCCGGTTATCGATGGCAAAGTAATGAAGGCGGGTACATCGACAACGGGCGGCACAGGTTTAGGTAAACGCGCGGTATTGAGGGTTAAATTAAGCGACTTTCCCCACCACGATAGAGACATAGACCCTTATATATCAGAAAGGACTTATACGGCATTAGATAGAGGCACGTTCTGGGGTAAGTTTCTAGTCCGTAATCCTTATTACGAAGGCCGCACATTAAAGGTCTATTATGGCTATATCGGTGATACATTTTCCTTTAATGATTTTGAAATACAAGAATATGACATAGTTGATATAAAAGGCGTAAACAATGGTGCTGTAGAAATAACGGCTAAAGATGTTTTAGTAAGAACTTACGATAGAAAATCACAATATCCATCGGTATCAACCGGCTCATTATTGGCGAATATTGCAGCGGGCGCTACATCAGCCACGCTAACCCCTACCGGCATAGGAAATAGTGAATATCCAGCAAGCGGCACACTATCCATAGGCAAAGAGGCGATGACGTTTACCCGCTCTGCCGATGTTTTAACACTAACAAGGGCGCAATGGGGTACAGAGGACAAAGAACACAAAGCCGGTGATACGGTTCAAATATGCGCGGCATGGGATGGCACGGATAATGTCATTGACGTACTTGATGAGCTATTAGTAACGGGCGCGGGTTTACCTAGTGCCTACATCCCTACAGCGGATTGGACAACAGAAAAAGACCTATGGTTATCGGCTGCTAATGTTAAAGGCGTTTTAATGAAGCCCGAGAGCATAGAGAAAGTCATAGCGGAATTATCAGAAGTCTTTATGTTTGATATTTGGTGGAATGAAACCACTCAAACGGTAGATATTAAAGCATTATCGCCAGAGCCAAGCGGGGCAACGATCAACACACTGTCTGAAAGTAATAGCATTATACAAGGCAGCTTAAAGATAGACCGTAAATCAAAAGACCGATATACAGAGATCAGGGTTTATTATGATAAATCAGATTTTAGCGACGACGACAAAGAGGATAATTTTTCCGCTATTCAAATTTCAACAGATATTAGCCGGTCTGGTTCTGATAGATACGATGGCAACTCGATAAAGACAGTTAAAAGCCGGTGGTTTGATGCGGGCGCAAATGCGGCTCAATTAGCGGGGCGTTTATTGGCTAGATTTTCAGACACCCCCGAAACCGTCACTTTTATGATTGATAACAAAGATCATGGTAAACTAGAAATGGCTGGTCGTGTTGAGTTGGATAGCTGGCAGTTTCAAGACTTCACAGGCGCGAATGAAGCTAGAAAATTCCAAGTGATAGAAATAAACGAGGGTAACGAGGCGGGCCACGAGATTAAAATTAAATGCTTAACCAGTTCTTTTTCAGGTCGTTATGCGTTTATTGCGCCTGATGGAACGGCCAATTATTCCAGTGCCACAGAATCAGAAAAAGGCAGTTATAGTTTTGTTTGTTTAAGTACAGGATTATTCGCTGATGGGTCAGAAGGGTATAAAATAATATAATGGAATTACCAGATAATATGCTAATCCCCTGCCCTGATGTGGGCTTTCAGTTTCGGATTGTAGGCGCTTGCTTTGTTTGTGAGCATTACAAGGGCTTATCTAAACCTATAGTCGGAGGCGTAGAGGTTGAAGATTGCCAACCGGAAGAAATACACATTATTTGCGGTAGACCTACCACAAGAAAACTAACTAGCTGGATAAATAAATGACTGAATTAACACAAGAAAGATTGAAAGAATTATTGTCCTATGACCCAGATAGCGGGGAATTTATTAGGCTAATTAGTTTAAGTAATAGATCAACAACAGAAAGTGTTATAAATAATAAAAACAGTCACGGATATACTTATATTTGTGTTGATTCTAAAAAATATTCTGCCCATAGACTCGCTTGTTTGTATATGGATGGTCGATGGCCTAAAGAGCAGGTAGACCACATAAATCACATCCGAGATGATAATAGATGGGTTAATATACGGAAAGTATCTCATAGCGAGAATTTAAAAAACCAGAAAATCCATTCTCACAACACATCAGGTATTATGGGTGTATGTTGGGACAAGCAATATAATAAATGGAGGGTGCGATTGCAGGATAAGAAAAAAACGGTATTTCTTGGCTTGTTTGTTGATTTTTTTGAGGCTTGTTGTGTAAGAAAACAAGCAGAAATTAGACATGATTTCCACGAAAATCATGGGAGGGTATAGTCATCACAGCTTATAGCGTAATCGCCGACAGTGAAATAGACCCCGAGTCACCCATTACCACAACACTTGCCACTAAATGGCGAGACAATCCAATAGCAATTACAGAGGGCGCTAGTGGTGCGCCAAAAATACAGGCAGCGGCATTAACATCTAGTGATATAGGGTATCGAGAATTAATCGAAAGGCAGACCGCTAGTGCATCGGCTACGATTGAATTCACCACAGGGATAGATTCATCTTTTAAAAGGTATGAGTTAGAAATAATACACGCCGTACCTTCTGTAGCGTCAGAATTTAGATTAAGATTCTCTAAGGACGCAGGCGCTACATGGATAACATCCGTGCAATATAGGATAAACAATCTAGTGCAAGATAGGCACAATATAAGCCTAACAGCAGATACAGTAAGCACCAGTACCAGCTATGGGGGGGTGTGTGCAAAATTACCAATAGCAGACCCCTCAAGCTCTAGCACCTACACAAGTATAATAGGCGGGTTTGCCACTTATTACGACACTGGGTTGGGATACTATAAACAGTTTGAGCAATTTAGATCTTTACAGGACGTTAGTGCAGTTGACGGAATACAGATATATTTCTCATCAGGCAATATAGCCTCTGGAGAATTCAGGCTATACGGTGTTTATTAAAACCGGATATGATAATTAATATCGATCTTATCCACATAGATAGTGCCTTGTATGCTGGCGCGGGTTGAAGCAGAGATAGAAACGCTTTTATCATACTTAACACTGTCCATTGCATAGGATACTTTTTGTTTAATGTGCATAGGGCGATTGTAATAAGCCTTAATTTTTAACGACTCGGATAATTTAGAGGTTATTTTATGCTTATAGTAGACAGTTGGAGTAAGGCCATTAAGCGAAAATTCCGCGCCATTAATATGGTAAGTATCGGTAATCGATCTAGCGCTGGTTATGCTTGGTATTAACATCATTATTATAATTAAGTATTTCATTGTTATTATCTCCTTTTTTAATAACTATAGACTTAATTTAGCAACTTATTTGTAAGTATAATCTGAAATTAACGTAATACAATAGGCTTATCATGCAAAAATACAACGACATAATCCAAGACGAATCAGGCAACGGCATAAGCACTGCTACTGTGACGGTCTATCTAGCCAATACTGGAACGCTGGCTAGTATCTATCAAGATGATGAAACCACAGCATGGAGCAACCCCTTCACGGTATCGAGCGCGAATTATGATACAGATGGTCGCTACTTCTTTAAAGCGGCCAATGGTGATTATGATATTAAGGTCGTTAATGGTGCTGATACGGCCTATACCTACGATGTAACGCTTTTAGATATTGGTGATGGTGCAGGTATTGACGACAACGTATATATATATGCGGGATCTGGAAATGATTTTCGTCTTAGACATTATGCCACTGGCGGCTATTCACAAATAGCCAATGTAACAGGGAGTTTGTATATAGATGAAGCAGTAAATTCAGGGGAAATGAGGCTCAGAAGCTACGATTCAGTAGGCGCTCTAAAAAATGGCATTATAGTAGGAGGAGCTGCCCCGTATGTAAGGTTGTACTACGACGGCGTACGAGTTTTAGAAACAATAAGCGAGGGTGTTAGAGTCCGTGATAATCAGTATTTCTACGCAGGTAATAGCAGTGACTTAGAAATAGGTCATAGCGGCACTGCTTCGTACATGGACAACTTCACAGGCGCTTTGGTTATCCGTAATCAGTCACCAAGCGAAAATATACAGCTGAGTACAGATGATTCGTTAAGTGTAAACAAAGTAGGTATTTTAGTAGGCGGAGCTACTCCTAATGTAAGACTCTATTACGATGGGGTTCTATCAGCCAGAACCTTGGCTGATGGCTTATTTATTGGAAGCGGAGAAGATTTACTGATAATTAATGACGGTGTAAATGGAAATATAGATAATTACGCAGGAGATTTTAGGTTTGTTGAAAGAGTAAATTCTGGTCTAATTGATTTTTCCACATATAACTCGGCAGGGGCTTCAAAAACCTGCGCTACTTTTGGAGGAGTTACGCCAAATGTTAAGCTATATTATGATGGGACTCAGCAGCTTAAAACAACAGCAACAGGTATCAATATATCAAACGTACCAACTTCATCAGCGGGCTTAGTTGCAGGCGATGTATGGTCAAACTCAGGCGTATTGACAATCGTTTAAATAACTAGGATAAAATAAAATGTCAGATAATCCACAAGAAAAAGAATATGTACTTAAGCTTGATGCTAACAAGCTGCAATATATTTTTGATGTTTTAGGCGAAAGGCCGTTTAAAGAAGTTGAGCAGATAATGACAACTATAAGACGACAAGTAGAGCCTCAACAGGTGGATAAATAAATGGAAATATTAATTTATTTAGCTCTAACGTATTTAGTCTTTGGCGTGACTTATATATTCTATATCGCAATCATGGCACTAAAAGCTAAATGGGAAATATTGCCTAATTCAATAAAGGTTATTGTCTCGCCTTGGGTGGTGGTTGGATGGCTTTTAGATGTTGTTTTGAGCCAATTAGCTACGCCATTGCTAGGTGGTTTAAATATCCGAAACTGGCAGTTTGATTTACTCTTAACAGGTCAGTTAAAAAAGCACAGGCGATCAAGCAAAGGACGTACTTTGAGGTGGGCTGAATATATTTGTGAAAGATGGCTTAACCCTTTTGATGACGGTCATTGCTAAGCTTATCCCTGTAGCACCGCCTAATATCTTTAGGTCGTCTAAACAGGGATAATATTAACCTCTACTATAGGGCTTTGAGTTTGGCTTTATAGTAGAGGGTGATTTCTTTGAGGTCATCAATAATTAGATGCTGTGCTTCGTGCGTAGTTTCTAGCCATTCAACATGACGCAAATCTAGTTTTTCTATTAGGTTGATTCTAAATTGTTCAGATACCGTATGTTCTTTGCGCGTGTAGGCCGCGTTACCGCCATTACATGACTTGCACTGCTTATGTATCATGTATTCGTTATAACGCTGTTCAGGGAACGCAGCTTTCGTTTTCCAGTGGCCCGCATCCCATTTGCCACCCGTTAATGGCTCGGTTATTTCATGGTCATAACGCCCACAACTGATACATGGCTCATCCTTATCTCGAGTGCGAATGTACTTATGGCAGATTGTAGTTAATTTCTTTTTAACCGTCTTGCTGTCATTATCGTAAAATTCTTTCTTAGCCTTGCGGTTGGCTTTCTTCTCAGTCTTAACGGCTTGCTTTTTGGCCTCGCCACCATCTTCTATAGCGCAGTCAATAGAGCATGTGCGGGCTAGTGTGGTGAAGGGGGTGAATAGGTCGCCACAGGTTTTGCACTTCTTTCGCTTGGCAGGCTTAAGCATTATTTAAGCCCATAATCAGCAGGGTCTGTTAATTTAGCCCCTCTCGGAGCGTAGTAGTTAATCATATCTGTTATGTATTGAGCGCCTTCTGATACCGAAAAATCCATTGTGCTAACTTGGCTATCAACAAACCAGATCATTTTATCCTCATCATTAAAAAGCTCTTTTTTTACGCTCTCATATAACCATGCAAAATTTTCGTCTTTTTCTAAAATAACAGGTAGTGCAAACTTATACTTGCAAAACCTATGCACTGCGTCGGCTGTTTCTTCATGCCTTCCGCCTATACCAGAATTAGCAACATCCCTGCATAATCGCCTTTGGTAATTGTTTTGTTTAGTTGTCTTACTGCTTGCATCCGATATAGAAACCATATATTTATTACCAGTTTCTAACACCAGTATTTTATCAATAGCCTCTCTAACCTTGTCTTGGTCGAGTAAATATATTTGTTCGGCTTTCAT